AGCTCTACACTGCCTAATCCTCTTGATGAAATACCAAGTTTAATACCTGATTTAAATAGTTCTTTTAATATGTTTCCACTTGGTGTAGATAGAACCTCCACAGTTCCTAAAAGGTCATCACCATCCCAATGCATCTCAATAACGTTATGTGACGCATTATTCAAATTAACAACAGAGGATTCTGGATGGTCGAGTTCACCGAGTGCTCTTCGTTCAGCTACCTGTTCTTCTAAATATTTAGAAACTTCTTTTAATAATACTTCTCGTGGGTAAACTCTTCCGTTTTGATTCTTTGATTCGGCTCTTTGTAATACACCTTTTACAACAAGTCTTCCATTATTTTCTTTTATGGATTCGTCTATTTTTTGTCTTGATATCTCGAATGGTCTAACGTCTACTAATAATTTTTTGTTCATGATATTACCCCAAATCACCTGTGTAAATAAATGTTATATTTCCGACTACCGGACTCCCATCAGCTTGTTCCCAAGCGATAGGATTAATATCTAGTCGTATAGGTCCTGCCCCATCGTCTATTTTTGAACCGGAAATATATGTTGTTAGGTCACCATGACCACCACCTAAAGATGCTGTAGATTCATAACAAAAAGTATATGACCCTTCAACATTTACCATGATATAATTTGGTCTATCTTGAATCACCTTTGACGGTGGAGTAGTAGCCTTGCTAATCGCACTGGCAGGTCGACCCTTTGGTGTTTGTTTTTTATTATTATTAGGATCTGCTTGATAAGCTGACATTTATCTTCCCCCCCAAGATGAGCGTTTTACCCAAATATCAAATAGGATATCTGATACCTCTTTTCTAATTTGTTTTTTAATTTTTTGTAAATCATCTTTTGATACATTCTCGTCTATGAATTTATAGCCCGTTTGTTTCTCTATATCTTTTTTTCTTTTTTTATTAATTTTCTTACCGAAAGCATAAGGTGTCATAATAGGGTCTATACTAGCAGTAGTCGTTATTTCACTAATTTTTTGTTGAAATAGTTTCATTACCAAACCCCTTACTATTTCGTTAAATCTTGTCGAGTTCTTTTGAAAGTTCATAATATCTCAATAATTGAACAACAGAATTATCATCTGTATTTTTTGATTCTTTGAGACAAAATTTTTCCACACAGTTAATTGCCTCTTGTAATTTAATCTGTAAAACTTTATCGTTTACTTTTTTTACTTTTTTATTTAACGTTGCCTTTATATTTGGTATTTGCTTTTCCACAAATATTGAAAAATTGTTTGTGTTTGAAATATTACTTATATATTCCTTCAATATATTTTTTTGTTCATCAGATAAATTTGAATATTTTTTGTTGAATTTTTCTAATAGAGTTTTATAAGATAATATACGTAAATCTTTATCTTTAAATTCTTGTGGCATATAAGATTTTTCTTCTTTATGCTCAACGGTGGTAACGTTTTCAATTATTATAAAATAACTCTCTGTTTTCTCATCAGCACCCATTTGATTAATACCTTCGAATAATTTGTATATGGATGCGTATAATTTATAATTTGGAATCTTCGAGCTAAATAATTGATTAACATCATAGTTCTCCTTTATCGAGGCAATGATGTTATATTTTTCTCTTCTTAAATTTTGGTTATTCAGTTTATCTCTTTGTCTTATAACCTCAGATAAAAAGAAATCAGCTTTTTTATCTGATTTAAATTTTTGATTAATTAAAGTATTGTAAAGTGCTAACTCTTTACCTATCTCAGTATGTTCATTAAATTTAGCTTTTATAATTTTTAGAGCCGGTGACTCTTTCTTTTTATTCAACACATCAACGGTGACTTGTCTAAGTAAAAACTCAAACAAAAGACCTGTATTTCTCAATTTACTGTGCTTAAATCTGCTCATAAAATATTCCAAAGTAATTTGATACAATTATTCATATATAAATATAACAGAATTTAGATTAAGAGGTATTTTAGTCTTTTATTATGTTGTCTTCACTTAACATAGACTGTCTTTTTTTAGGAAACTTTTCCTTGAGTTGGTCTAATATACCTTCTCTGGCAACAACTGTGCTTGCTTTTGAAGTAGCAAAAGGTGATTTACCTTTAAATTCTCTTTTACCATATGACCTATCAACATCCTTGAGTGAAGTGTGACCGTATTTATCTTTCATAGTCTCCCTATCTTTGAACGGGTCTTTTTCACTTCCCCCCCAATCGCCTTGACGTGACACGGTAAGTTCGTCATCATCTTCATCTGTCTCAGGCTCTTGTTTCGAAGGGTCATTCCCTTCTTGTTCGATTTGGTCAAGTCTAAATTTTTGTTTAGTGTCTTCAACAATTGACTCATAAATGGTTATTTTTTCTTCATCGCTTAAATCAAAAACATTGTCATAAATCCAATTTCTACTGAACAATTTTGAATCAATTGCTTTTTCGGCTATATCAAGTTGTTGATTCATCAATTCTAATTTCTCTTGTTCGTGTATCATAGAGGGGTTTTGTAATTCTAATGAAAAGTCAATCAAATCTGAATCATCAAACCCTTGTGAATATAAATGGACTATACCTATTTTGGTTAACTCGCTTACAATAATTTTCTGTAATCTTTCTATGGTTCTAGCAAATCGGACATCTTCAGCAGCTAAAGTGGCTTTACCACCACTTAGTCCCTCTTCGTATCCTAAGAAAGCCTTCGGTATTCTTAGACTCGCCATAAGTTTGTTTCTTAAATATTCTATGTCGTCTATTTGGTCATTGTTAGAAAGACCTGGTAGAGTATCAATCTCCGTTCCACTGTCTCCACCACGAACAGGTAGAAAGTAATCTTCGGTAACTGACTCTACATTATAGATTAAGTTATACTCACCTGTGTTTTGGTCAATAACAGGTGTCTTCTTCATCTTGTTGATGATTCTTTGCATAAACTGTTCAACTTCTCTCGGTGGTATGTTACCAACATCAATCTTAAAAACTCTTTTTTCGGGCGCTCTCATAATACGGTGTATCAACATAGCATCTTCCATGAGTGTCAATTGTTTAAATATCTTTCTTCCATTCTCAAGTATTGAGCGCCCGTAAGGTAAGAAGTTTGTATCTGATAAAAGACGAAAATGTGCTATTTCGTAATTTTCTTTTACCTCTTTTTTATCAGTTGCAATTTCGAATTGTATAAGTTGTGGATTTTCAACATCATGGTCTTCTAATCTTGTTATGTCATAAGCAGAAATAGGTTTAACATTTACCACTCCATACTTGTCTAAAATATCAAGTTGTAAATAAAAGTCACCATATTTTGTCATATTACGAATCCAACTCCAAAGATTAAATTCAATATTTATAATATCATAAAATAAATTATGTAAAATTTTCTGAACTTTCGTGTTTTCGCTTTTTACTTTTAAAATTTCACCTTCTATGTTTTCTACGGTTGATTCATCAGAATATATATCAAGAGCAGACGAAATGATTGGGTCTTGATCCATTAATTCATAATCCTTGAACAAATCGTGTTTTCTAATTTCGTATGCTGCTCTCCTATTCTCAGCAACCGAGTAGGGGTTGGAATAAGTGTTCTGTATCATTCTATTGTAACGGTCAATAAAATTTGATGTTAAGCTAGTCTGTGTGTAATCTAAATCTTTAACAACTAGTCTGTTATCATCTGTTTTTTTGATTATAACATTTGATTGAAATAATCTACCAAGTCTTGTAAATAAATTATCTGCCATTTTTTACCCCAATAGCCAAGTTAAATCTTCTTCTTCTCCGTTTTTAAGTTTAACTTTATACGGATTGTTTTTAGGAGCAGATGGTGTCATCACAGTTGTATTACCATTTAGGTTTCCAATCGCACCGACCAAACTACTCTGATACTCATTTCTTTCTGATTGAATACGAATAGCCGTATCCCTTATCCATAGAAGAATAGAATATGACATCACAAGGTCATCATTATACCCATCTAATGCTTCAGTTTTACTATTCTTATATATAAATACAAAAAGTTCATCAATTAATCGTGTAGATTTTATTTTTACCATTTTTTCACGAGTGTATTCTTCCATTTTAGCAATAATCAATGGTTTAGATTTCATTGTTGTAGTGAAACCTGGTATCTTATTTCTGTCTATACTTCTATATTTGTTTGTGTGTTGTATATCTTCATCTACAATTAAATGATTTTTCTCTTGATAGAAAAGATTTTCATATCCCCTATCAATAATTGTCTGTAGTGTAGCCCAACCTATATTGTTGTTTTCCACAACAAGTAAAGCATCATTATATTTAGTCCCTAGTTCTATTAGAAAATTTCCAAACTCTGTTGTTCCCAACTGACCTTTATATTCAGCAACTTGTTCCATCTCTTCTATATCAAAAACTTGAGCTGCTGAGTAGTCTGTCCCATCTCCACGAGCCACATCAGCACATATTAAATAATTCTTATCATAGTTGGGATAATCCCATATCCATAAATTTCTATCAAATCCGCTTTTTTCTTTTGGCTCACAACATGATTTTGATTTATACCATTCAAGTATATTTGGGTCAACAACAGACCTACCAGAACTAAGAAAGTCAGCATCACACTCTTGACTTGCTTTACTCGGTCCTAATATTCGGTCTTGTTCTCTTCTCCAACTTTCATCTCTTTCAGGATGGTCTGTCCAATGTAGCTTTACAGTATTAAATTTATTCAACCCATCGGTCGCATCCATCCATGTTTTATGAAACCAATTACCTACACCATTGGGTGTGGATATAGCAATACATTTACCACCAGTGGCTAATGTCTGTTGTGCAGCAGTCCAAATAGTATCAATCTTGTCTATAAAAGCAGCCTCATCCAAGATGAGTAGAGATAGGGCTTCTGAACGACCGGCACTTTCATTAGAAGCAATAGCCTTTATCTGTGAGCCATTTTTAAATATAAGGGATAATTTATTATTCTCCACTATAGCAGTCTTTAACCATTGTGGTAACCCCTCATACATGATACGGACTTTTGTGACCAAATTTTTTGCAGTGTCTTTCGATGTCGCAATACATAGAATATTCTTATCCGCATGAAATAACATCATCCAAAGAGAGTAAGCAGCTGTCAAAGTTGATATACCGAGCTGACGTGATTTTAAAATGACATTATAATCATTAGTTCCATACTCTTTTAAAACATCATACTGATAGGGGAAAAGTTTAAATTTAATCTTACCTCTCTGAGGATGTTGAATCACACAGAACTCATTTATAAAATAAGATGGATCCTTACCACACTTAAGATAGTTTTGTCTTATTGCTTGTTTAAGATTACTCATTTATCGTGTTCATTGTTAGCAATCGCCTTAGCAACCGTCTTATCAAATTGTAAAGCTTTATTACTCTTTATACTTTCTAATTCTGATTCGTATTCTTTCAATACCTTTTCCCATCTTTGTTTCTCCATGTCAGCAACCCAATCCTTCCATTTACCTTTAGCTTTTAAGTCTGCTTCAAAATTAATTTGACAATGGTAACATCTTGACATTCTATTATATGTTTGTTGGTCAATGTCCTTAAGTATTAATTTTTCACAATCACCACATTTATCAAACCCCCTTGGTGGTATCTTTGTAATTTGTTTTCGACTACCATCTTTTATTTCCCAACTACGACCACGAGCATCCGTCCACTGTTCACCTTCCTTTCTCATATTATCAGTTTTGGACTCATATCCAACCTTTACTGGTCGGTCATAAATCCCCTTATACATCTTCTGTATTTTTTCTATATTACTCATTGTATAACTCCTTAGTCGCATAATCACTAAATAAATCTGGTAACCAGGCATGTATAAATAGAGCACAACTTAATTTCATAGCTCTACGCCAATGTTTCCAATATGTGGTTTTATTTTTCTTTAGATGTGTAATCATTAGAATGTCATCATGCCAGTAATTTGATTTATTGGAGCAAATGCACCAGTAAACTTATATGTTTTACCATTGTATTTAAACACTAACCCTTCTGTAGGGACGATTGCTTTGAATCCACCAATGGCGTTCAATCTATCCAACTGTATTTTCAACCTATTCAATTTCTTCAAATCACCACCACTTTTAATATCACTAATTGCAGATTTTAATTTTTTTCGTATCGATTGAACAGATTTTGCTGGATTTACAGCCAACCAACCATCCATGTTTAACATTATCTCAGCACCAACCTCAAAGAATAATTCTTCAAAAGGTTTCATGTTTTCTTTGACCATTCTATTTTTATCTATCTTATCAGTTGTCAGAGCCCAATCTAAAAAATTATCATTATCGATAGATGCCTTCATATCTCTAATTGAAAATGATTTATCGAAAAAAGCCCATCTTTTTGTCAACCGTTTCAAAATATTCTGTGGTATTTTATATTTATGTTGTTTACTCGCATTATATATAAATTCTTCCCAAAATCTCTGATGATACAATCCAAGTGTATCATTATCATTAAGTGCAAACTCACTTTGTAGTTTTGACAATCTATTGTGAAACTTTTTTTTCATTTTACCAAAATCTTGATGCTTTGGAACTGTAACAAAATTAGGTTTAGATATTTTATAATGTTTTTGAACATGTTGGTTGACTTGTTTAATCATACCACGCAACATTCTCGCACTATCTTTTGCTGAACCTATTGGACGACCATTATCATCATATTCTGTTGCTCCATGAAAAATAATTTCTGTTAAGTCATAATTGATTACGTTTTCACTAGCAGGCCAAAGAACCTCTAAACTCATAAATTTACTACCATTACCAAATATTTTATCTTGTTGTTTTTTAGATAAGGCACCAATTGCTTTATTTAAATCTCTAACTGCGTAAACAAATGCATCTCTAATCGCCCCCCTACCTTCAAATTTTTTCTCCACGTCTTTAATACTGAGTGCGGTTTTTCCTTTGTTTTTTAAATGTCCTTTATTACGAGCAGCTATAAGTTTTCCGTCTCGCCAACTTATCATGAGATTTTGACCATCAGTTTTTTCTGTAACGTTATCCTCTCTATTTAGTTGTCCACCCAAACCTAATTGAATTATTCGTTTTAAATCCTTGAATGTTAAATCCTTATCGTCGAAAGGATGATTCATATGTCCATAGGCACCACCCATTAGTAATAACTCCTTACCACTTCTCGGTAAATCATCTGTAATCTTGATAACGTGTTCAACGATTTCCAATTCATTATGTTGTTCATTTCCTCTATAAACATCTACTTCGTCAGGTTCTTCATCTTCAAGTC